ACAGGCTGATGTACAAGCCATAAAAGACAAATACATGGTTTTTGATGCAGAGACAGGACGCACCGATGGATCTAGTTATCTCGATGAGATGGAGCCTGGTTTTAGAGAAATACTTCAAGAACAGGGACTAATCAAAAAGAATGGCAGTTTTAAAATTAATTCTTTGAACTCGGCCACTGATCTTCACTCGTTAGTTGTAAATGCTCTTAATGAATCGGAAAGAATTAATGTAGACGACATGGGCGTTGGTTCTTTGTTTAACCAGAAACAAATTTTACCCTTGGCTATAAAAGAATCTTTACAACAAGCTGCAAATTCTGATTCTGATTTTTTTACTCTAGGTTCACCGGAAATGGTTAAGAAGATGACTTTTGGAGAAATGGAGGGTCAAGAAGAATATTATGGTAAGTTTGTCCCAAAGGCTTTCGACAAAGTTATGGAGCAGCTTGAAAAACAAAACGATGTCAAGTTACCAAGATTATCGGAGCAGATTATAGAAACTTTTGACGATGATGGTAAAACACTCATTGAACAAAAGGTTCTGGGTATTGAGATCACGGATGAGTTACGTGAGGTATTCAAGTCTGGAAAGGTAGAGGCATTTCGCAAGGGCGGCTTAGTTACCTTGGCAAAAGAGGTATTATAGGCTAGAGTAGTTGTAAACAAGGTACGAGGACCGAGATATGGGATTCTTTGCTGATTTAAAGATGGCGTTTAATCCATCTACACAAACCAAGGATTACGCTGCGCGGACGGCGAAAACCATTGCACGTCAGCAGGGCAAGAAGGTTTCTGATTCTAGGGAAGCCCAATTCTACATGAAGAAGAAGGGTATAACTTTAGATGATCTTGGTGACATGACGCTTGTAAGTGCCAAGTCTTCTCCGAGTAAGAAAAGTGCTCCAAGCACTGTTAAAAAAGTGCCCAGACCAAAACCAAAACCAAAACGCAAACCAGTTTCTTTCACAGAATTTGGAGATCCTATTTTTAAGGACGATATAAAATCATACACTCCGTTTGGAGATCCAATATATAGAGATATATACTCAAAACCAAAGCCTGAAAAAATTATTACGTCAAAGCCTGTAAAACAAAAGCGTGGTGACAAAAAACCAAATGCTTTGGGATATGGGTATTACAATCGTCAGAATGTTTGGATACCGCCTGATATAGATATGCAGGATGGCGGTGGTCCGGGTATTTCTGGTCAGGTTTTTGGATCTCGTGGTGGCGTGGAAGCCGATAAAGAGTTTGGTAACAACGACGGTTATGTTACAGCGAAAGAAGCGGCGGCGGCTGCGGAAGCTGGAAAATTTAAGTATGGCATTGGTCGGTTGTCCAATGCTGTGGGCGCAACACCGTTTGGATCAGGGGAAGCTCCAACTGGCATTGCGGGAGTCGTAGCCCGTGGCGGGGTTTTTGGATCTTTGATGGGTAACGAGTACAAGCCAAGGACCAGAATGTTTGGTCCTGATGGTTTATCCATGACCCAGGAGCAAGTTGATGCGTACATGAAGGAAGTTCAGGAAAGACGAGATGAAGCATTCATGGGTCCGCAATATAAATCTACGAATGACGGTTCGACTGCAACCGCAACGGAGGTTGTAAAAGCTCCAGACGATCCATGTCCAGAGGGATACATGATGGACCCGACTACCAAGCAGTGCGTTATAGATCCTTTCAAGACTCCGTTTCCTGATCCGGTTACTGGAGGCAGTATGCCAGTGGCAAGTGGGGTGGTATCTCCATATACACAAGTTGCTAACATGACCTTGGGTCAACTAAACCCAACGGTTGTGGCGAACATGAATCCATTGGCAATGCAACAGGCAAACATACCGCAGGGTGGTCTTGGGTCCTTGGCCCCTGTACTAAATAGAACAAGTTAACGGATCATGAACCTCCAAGCTCTCCCAGAGGAAGCACTGAAGGAGATCTTGGCACTTACTGAGGCCAAGAAGAAGTTAGATTTACGTGAGGAGGCGGTTGAGAAGTTCATGCCGTTTGCTCATCATGTGTATGACAACTTCATTGAGGGTCGGCATCACAGGATTATTGCGGAAAAACTTGAACGTGTTGCACGAGGGGAACTCAAGAGGCTTATAATTAATATGCCGCCTCGTCATTCGAAGTCGGAATTTGCGTCATATTTGATGCCAGCATGGTTCTTGGGTCGGAATCCTAAGTTAAAAATCATTCAGGCGACGCACAATACGGAGTTGGCGGTACGATTTGGTCGTAAGGTCAGGGATTTGATCGACGATCCACAATATAAAGACATTTTTCCTGATACCAATCTGAAAGAAGACAACAAAGGTGCAGGAAAATGGCAAACGGACAAGGGTGGTGAGTACTTCGCGGCTGGCGTAGGGGCTGCGGTTACTGGTCGGGGTGCGGATTTGTTTATTATTGACGATCCGCACTCGGAACAGGACGCGATGAGCGAGAGTGCGTTTGACAATGCGTACGAATGGTACACTTCTGGCCCTCGACAACGTCTCCAACCAGGTGGTGCGATCATCTTGGTGATGACGAGATGGGGTAAAAAGGACTTGACAGGCCGTTTGATACAGGCGCAGGGCGGTGATTCGATGGCAGATCAGTGGGAAGTGGTGGAATTTCCAGCGATTTTGCCGTCAGACAACCCATTGTGGCCTGAATTTTGGGAAAAAGACGCATTGTTGTCGATTAAGGCGTCACTTCCTGTAGGAAAATGGAATGCACAGTGGCAACAGACGCCGACAGCGTCGGAAGCAGCTATAATCAAGCGTGAATGGTGGCAAGATTGGGACAAGGAGAAGATTCCTAACCTAGATTACATTATTCAGGCGTATGATACGGCGTTTTCCAAGAAGGAAACAGCGGACTACAGTGCGATTACAACGTGGGGGATTTTTAAACCAGAGGAAGGTGGGGCAGATCACGCGATTCTGCTGGATGCACGGCGGGGACGGTGGAATTTCCCTGAATTGAAGGAGATTGCCCATGAAGAACACGAGTATTGGGAGCCGGATATGGTGATTGTGGAGGCAAAAGCGACGGGTACACCGTTGATTGACGAGCTTAGATTGCGTGGTATTCCAGCTTTAGGGTTCTCACCGGGCAAAGGAAATGATAAGATAAGTAGAATGCACATGGTTGCGCCATTGTTTGAAGCTGGTATGATATGGGCACCGATGCATGAGAAGTTTGCTGATGAAGTGGTCGAAGAAGTAGTTTCATTTCCTAATGGCGATCATGACGACTTTTGTGATAGCATGACATTAGCACTGATGCGTTTTCGTAGAGGTGGATTCATTTACCTCAACGGAGAAAACGAAGACGATTTAGAATGGAGGCCCCGTAAAAGGGTGTATTATTGATGGCATTACCACCTAACATGGTCACACCAGGTTTAGATCTGGACGACACAGAAGGACTACCAGACGTAGAAATTCCTATCGATGAACCCATAGAATTTGAGGGTGGTGCGGAAGTTATAGACGACGGAATGGGTGGGGCTATTGTTCAAGCTCTGATGATGGCAGATGAAATGGCACAGGAAGAGTTGATTCCGTTTGATGCCAATCTTGCAGAGTTTCTGGACGACGCGATCCTTGGATCGTTGTCCTCGGATTTGAGGGGATCTTATAAAGATGATCTCGATTCAAGGTCCGAGTGGGAAGACACATACGTCAACGGTCTTGACCTATTAGGTGTAAAGACAGAGGATAGAACAACGCCGTTTGAAGGGGCAAGCGGCATTACCCACCCGATGGTAAGTGAGAGCGTTACACAGTTCCAAGCACAGGCATATAAGGAACTGCTCCCGTCGGGTGGGCCAGTTAGAACCAACATTGTGGGTTTGAAGGACGCTGCTCGTGAGGAGCAAGCTACCCGTGTCAAGGATTTCATGAACTTTCAGATTACGGAAGTCATGGAAGAATACGATCCAGACATGGATCAGATGTTGTTTTACTTACCGCTATCGGGGTCGACTTTTAAGAAAGTATACTTTGATCCTACGAAACAGAGGGCGGTATCGAAGTTTATTCCAGCGCAGGATTTGGTTGTGCCGTATTCGGCTACGGATCTGGCGACGGCGACAAGGGTTACGCACGTTCTACGCATGGACGAGAACGAAGTTAAGAAGATGCAGTATGCGGGAATGTACCGCGATATTGATCTAAAAACATCGGAAGAAGTAGAGGACAGTGCTGTTAAGCAGAAGGTCAACGAACTAGAAGGACTATCGAAGAACTACAGCGACGATGTGCTGACGATCTTGGAGATTCACGCAGATCTAGACATAGAGGGATTTGAAGACACAGACCCAACAACGGGGGAGCCTACAGGCATAAAGCTTCCTTACATTGTTACAATTGATGAGAACTCCAATCAGATCTTGTCTATCCGTAGGAACTACGGCATGGAAGATCCTCTCAAGAAAAAAGTTCAGTACTTTGTGCACTACAAGTTCATGCCAGGTTTGGGGTTTTATGGGTTTGGTTTGATTCACATGATTGGTGGTTTGGGTCGAGCGGCTACCAGTTTGCTTCGTCAGTTGATCGACGCAGGAACTCTGGCTAACCTTCCAGCAGGATTTAAGGCTCGTGGAGTGCGGGTACGGAATGACG